ATAACAGAAAAGGAATTATAATATGCCAAGAAAAGCAGCAAAGACATCACCAAGATATTACTTCACACAAGATACTGAAAATGCTATCATAAGACACAATAAAGAAACTCGTCCTCATATGAGAGAGAGAATTTATAATGAACATATCCGAAATGCCTTTGAAAAGCTGGCAGAGAATATCATTCATACATTTAAGTTTTATTACTTTGATGTTCCGAGTAATGATGTTAAACACGAAGTAGTTAGTTTTCTATATATGAATATGCATAAATTTACTGAAGGTAAAGGAAAGGCATTCTCATACTTTAGTATTGTTGCTAAGAACTATTTGATTCTACACAACAATAATAATTACAAGAAGATGAAACAGACTGACGGAGAAGACGCAACTGATTACAAACGTGACCCAATAGCAGAAGCAAATCACGAAGATACCGTATTCGCTAAGAAAGAATATATGGATATGTTTGTTGATTATTGGATTAATAACTTGTCTACGGTTTTCAAAAGAAAACAAGACATTGATGTTGCAAACGCAGTTATCTATCTGATAGAGAATCGTCATAACATTGAGAACTTCAATAAAAAAGCTCTATACATTATGATTAGAGAAATGACCAATTCAAATACACAACACATAACTCGTGTCGTAAATGTGATGAAAAAACATCACGTCAATTTACAACGAAACTATTTAGCCACAGGTTCAATTGAAACCAAGTGGACAGGTAGTTGGGAAAATTTATAAGAAAATTAAAATAAATTATGTTTTCAGGTTTTTATCTGATACATATTAATATAATAAAAGAATTAATTGGATATTAAATCTGATTGATACGACTAGAAAAGTCGTTAATGTTAATAAAAACAGGAGGATTGTAATGAAACAATCTCAAATAGGAATTAATTTTCCGACTCTGGCAACGATTAAATTTTCACAATTAATGTGTGAAGAGGAATTGAATCGTAATGAGTATAAACAAGTGACGAGTTCTTTTGTGGACAAAATCACAAGTTATGGATTTATGGATGTAATTAAAGTATTTCCAATAATCGATGGTTATTACAAAATAGCAGAAGCAACACATAGATATCGTGCTTTAAGTAGTCTTTCTCAAGGTAAAGACTTTGATGTTCCAGTAGCAATATTGGATTGGAAGGACGGAGAGGATTCCGAAGAAGTGTTAGACACAATAGTTGAGTTTAACACCACAGGAAAAACTTGGAATATCTTTGACTACGTTAAAGCTAATTCAAATGCAAAACACCACACCAAAGAAGTTAGAGATACTTTCAAAGAAATCTTTGAAAATATGAAAAGACTTAAACCACGTTTAACAAATGCAATTGTAGCAGGCATTTACACGGGTGAATTTAGAGGACACAATAAGATTCGTGATAAAAAACTCGCCAAAAAGTTCTATGTCACAGGTGAGAGAAGAATCTTTGTTGATACAATGTTAGATAGATTAGAAAACTTAGTCAATACATACGGAAAGAAATTTGTTACTACACAATTTCTCCGTAGATTAGTTTATAATCTAAATACAAAAGCTAATATCAATCTTAAAGATTATCAAGAATGGAATGATTTCTTTACCAGATGTATTACCGAGATAAATTGTATCAAGGGGCAAAATATGTTTTTACCGCAAGGTGATGCTGACTTTGAACATTGGTATCTCAATATCAAATAAAAGAAAACAAAAAAAAGGGGCGATATTATCACCCCTTTTTAATTCCACCTTTATTTCTTTTACTTATTCAGCAATCCTAATATCACCAATAGTGATATAAATCCAGCGAATCCACTTGTTGCAAACAAATTCACTAAACTAATTAGATTACCGATAATGTCCATACCGAAGAACCCGCCAACAAAAATCAGTTGAACGAGAACCCCAAGACCGATAATAGATAATAACACGTCTTTAAGACTTGCTACCATATCTACTACCATTGTCATAGTATTTTTCATATTAGTTTCCCCCTATTATTCATCTAAAAGACTACATAATTCCGTAGTCGTATAATAACTATATACAAATACGGAAAAAATCAACGAGTATATAAATATATATCCCTATTTTTTCACATTTCACTATTTATTATTAGATAAAAAACAGGCAAAATTATGGCAACAGACTACGAAATATTCAAAGGCAAAACACTCGGTGATGTATTTAAAGACATCTACGATAATTCCCATACCAATAAAAAACAATTAGAAGTTCTAATGAAAGAAGTGGTAGGGTTTATTAAAGATGGCGATAGTGCTATCCAGATTATACCTATGTTGAAAGAATACTTAGAAATCAACGTAAAGAACGACGAACAACTTGTTAAGTTGGCAACAATCGTGCAAAGAATTACAGCAGCTGAAGGAAGAATATCGGATTCAGGAGATGAGTTCGGATTATCAGAACAAGAAAAAGAACAATTAATGAACGCAATAGAATCAGACGTTCAAGAGTTACAAGTGAGAAAAGACTCAATCGAGTCAAGTATTAAAAAGGAAAATTAAATGGCCTATACAGAAACCAAAGCAGGTTCTGGTGTTGATAAAACTTTTGATAATTCATTTATTACACGAAATGAATTATATGCAATATTAGACCAATTAAAAGAAGAAAGTAAATTTTACGAATTAGAAGTATTTGAAGTTGTTGAAATCAATACTACTAGTATCGGTGAAGTAATTGGTAGATATGTATTTTCTGAACAAGGTAGTTCAGTAGAGGAAGTCCAAGATAGAACTTTTTTACCATTAAATTCAAACATAATCCAATATCCTTTACGAGGCGAATTGTGGTTAGGTATGTCTTACAGAGGACAACAATATTATTTAGCAAGGTTGAGTGAAAACATAACTGATGTCAATTTTCAAAAATTTAATGAAAGTACCATTAGTGAAAATCAAACAACTAATTTTTCACGAGGTGGAGACTTTATTGATATAAAACCAATTCCAGCTACCATTGATGAGGGTGATACTTTAATACAAGGCCGATTTGGTAATTATATAAAGTTGTCAAGTAGACAAAATGAAGGACCAGACGACTCGTCAAGAATAACAATCAATAATAAAAAATCAGTTATTGATTTGGAATCAGTCGAAGATTCTGCTTTAATTGGTATGTCTTCCGATTCAATTATTATAAGTGCTAGAAAAAATGTAGATATTGTTGCTGAAGGTGATGTATTTATTAATGGTAATAGTGTAACTGTTAAAAATAATGAAGCAGTCAATATAGTAACTCAACAACTCGTAACAGATTATGTCGGTGGAATAACAAAAGATTTAAATATAGAATTAAATAACGATACAAGGTTATTACCAAAAAATAGTATTGAGTTAGCAAAACAAATGGAACCTTTTGTAACATATCTTCACGGTGAAATACAAGCATTAGTATATTTGATACAACCACCAACATTACCAAATGGTTTTCCAAATCCATTATTTGCGAAAGGTTGGGATATAAAACTTGAAACCTTAAAGAAGTTAGCTAAAAAGATAAAAGAATTTTTTAATTTAGAGTTTTTACCATTACACGATTTTGAAACCGTATCCCTAAATGATTTTTTTACAGCACTTGGATTAGATGGTTTATCAATTGATTTTCCAATAGATGAGTGGGAAACATTTTATAATGATATAGATGCTCTTAAACAGAAAGTATTAGACGCACAAACAAAAGCACAAGTAGCATTACAATCAGTTCAAGCATTGAATGCAGCATTTGATGTGATACAAGGTGGTGGTGGAAGTGTCGAAACAATAGTAGAAGCACTTGATGCTTATGAAGCAGACCCAAATAATCCACCATTAGATACAATAGACATTAGAGATGTTATATCGGATGGTGCTGATGTAGGAGATATAGCGAATTATTTAAATTTTGGTGGTTCACCACAAGTGAGGGATGCTATACAAGGAGCAGTCCAAGCAGAACAAGACTCTCAACAATTGAACCAAATAGTAAGAATTGTAGAATTAACAAAACCTATGTAGGAGTAGAAATGAAGAAGAATGACTTAATAAAAATAATTGAATTAGTTGTCCGTAAAGAAGTCAAAAAACAGATGACCGAGATATTTATTAATGATAAAGAAGAAATCAAACTATCAGAAGTGATTTCTAAACCAAAACCAAAAGCTAAAAAACAAATAGTTAAAAAACAATACAGCAAAAATACAGCGTTGAACGAAGTATTGAACAACACAAATCCTTTGGGAAAAAGTCAACAAGACGAGTATCCATCATTGGGCGGTGGTGTATTAGGTTCTGACAATATGGCAGAAGTATTGGGTTATGGTAATTTAGGTGGAGTTCAAAATAAAGAAATGGCACGAGAGATGGCAGCAGTAGATACAATCAAGAAACAAGGTGTTTCAGTAGACCAAGTTCCAACGGGTGTTCAAGATGCTTTAACTCGTGATTATTCTGGACTGATGAAAGCAATAGATAAAAAGAAAACAGGTGAGGGTGGTTTTAGACCTTAATAAATAATGGCAAGAAGTGTAAGAGAGATAGATAGAAATGATGACAAGTATGTCGGAATAGAATTTCCATTGGGATATAGTCCAGAGGGATTTTTCTATAAGACAAAAACTGTATTACAACAATCTAAAGCAAACTTACGAAACTTGTTATTAACCACACCAGGTGAAAGAATAATGCAACCAGAATTTGGTTCTCAATTGAAGAGTATCGTATTTGAACAAGGACAAGATATTCCAAATAGAATTGAAGAAGTTGTTCGTTCAGCGGTTGATAAGTATTTAGCATATATTAATATTAATAATGTTTTCACTATACAAGAAGATAATGTAGTTAATGTTTCAATTGAATATTCGGTTCCATTAAATCCCGATGACATTGAAGTATTAAATTTTGATTTTAGAATTGGAGAATAAGAATGCCAGATTATGGAACAAATAAAAAGTTAATCAGTAAGGAAGTAAATTATCTCGGTAGAGATTTTACAGACATAAGAGCAAATTTAATTGAGTTTGCTAAAACATACTTCCCAACTCAATACAATGATTTTAATGAAGCATCACCAGGAATGATGTTTGTTGAAATGGCATCGTATGTTGGTGATGTATTGAATTACTATGTTGACAATCAATTCAGAGAAACACTATTACATTATGCAGAAGAAAGAAAAAATGTATTAGCGATTGCTCAATCATATGGATACAAACCAAAATTAGCAACACCATCAACGGTTCAATTGACCGTTAGTGTTGAGGTTCCAGCGAAAGTTGTTGGTTCTAACTATCAAGCAGATTTAGATTACGCTGGAATATTAAGTTCTAACTCAACCGTATCATCAAACAACGGAGCAGAATTTACTTTATTAGATGATGTTAATTTTAAAGCATCAAGTTCATTAGATAGAATGGTAGTTGAATTATTAGACCCACCATCAGGAGCAACACCAGCACTTTTCAGATTATCTAAAAAAGTATTAGCACAATCAGGAACAAGAGAATCAGAAGATTTTAGTTTTACAACTGCAAAAGAATTTGATAAAATAGTTTTATCAAACGATAAGGTAACTGAGATTATATCAGTAACGGATAGTCAAGGAAATACTTGGTATCAAGTTCCATTCTTAGCACAAGACACAATATTTGAATCAGACCAAAACACAACACTTACTGACCCTGATTTAGCTGAGTTTGAAATGGATACACCATACTTATTAAAATTAATTAAATCATCAAGACGATTTACAACTTATGTTCGTGATGATAATAAAATGGAATTGAGATTCGGTAGTGGTGTTAGTGATAATCCTGATGAAGAAATAATTCCAAATCCAGATAATGTTGGTTCATCTTTAGGTATGGGTATTTCAAGATTAGACGAGGCATTTGACCCGAGTAATTTTTTAAAAACTCAAACATTTGGATTGGCACCAAGTAGCACAACTCTAACCGTAAATTATAATTATGGTGGAAGAGTAGAAGATAATGTTCCAAGTAACACTATAAATAAGTTTAGTAGAAAAGTATATACAATTTCTACCGAAGGAATAACAGGAGCAGATAAAGAAACTTCTGAACAAAGTATATCAATTACAAATGAAAGTCCAGCATCAGGTGGTTCATCAACGGAAACCCTTATACAAATAAAAGAAAATGCAGCTGCATACTTTAATGCACAGAACAGAGCAGTTACAAAAGCAGACTACATTACGAGAGCTTATTCATTACCACAAAAATATGGTAACATCGCAAAGGCATATATTGTTCAAGATGAACAATTAGAAAAAAAGCAATTATCTATAAATGACGGAGTGATACAAACAATTACTGCAGATAAATCTAATCCATTAGCATTGAATATGTATTTATTAGGATACAGCGCAGATAAAAAATTAGTTGCTTTGAATAGAGCAGTAAAACAAAATTTAAAAATATATCTTTCACAATATAGAATATTAACAGACGCAATCAACATTAAAGACGGATATGTTATCAATGTTGGTGTTAAGTTTAATATCATTGTGAAACGAGGATACAATAAAAATGATGTATTGTTTAGAGCAATACAAAAAGTAAAACAATTCTTTGCACCAGACAAATGGCAAATCAATCAACCGATTGTGTTGACTGACTTGGCATATCAAATTTCATTAGTGGACGGAGTAGTATCCATTGTTCCACCAGAAGTTAATAATCCAAATCAAGATTTGATATTAATTGAAAACAAACATAAGGTTGTAAATGGGTATAGTGGTAATGTGTATGATTTAAAATCAGCATCACAAGAAGGAATTATATATCCTTCATTAGACCCAAGTATATTTGAACTTAAATTTCCCAATAGTGATATTGAGGGTAAAGTAGTGGGAGATAGATAATGCATTATTTTGAATTTGGAAAAAGAGATGCGAGCATTTATTCAGGTGGAACAACAGCTTCTATTAATACTGGACTAGATGAAATATTAGAAATTAATAAAGTTGTAAACAATAATGGTACGGTAGGTAATGTATCAAGAGTATTGATTGATTTTGATTTAGCATACATTTCACAATCCATTCAAGAAAGTAAAATACCTTCAACGGCAAAATATTATTTAAATTTATTTGACGCAACTTCACAAGAAGTTGAAGCAGAACAATCACTACATATCTATATGGTAAGTGGTAGTTGGAAACAAGGAACAGGAAAACTTGACCACGACCCAGTAACTTCAGACGGAGTAAGTTATCAATATCGTGACCACGATGCGAAAACACCTTGGGTAACAGGTTCAGTATTGACTGAGGGTGGTGCTTGGTTTACAGCAAGTTACGCTTCTGGTCAAGAATATGGAGTTAGTTCTTCATACGATTTAACATTTGATAAAAAAGATGTTAGAGCAGATGTAACCGACTTAGTGAATAATTGGATTCATTCAAGTTCTATTTACCCGAACAACGGGTTTATTGTTAAACGAGAAGATAGTGGTTCATATGGAAACAATCACGCAACAGCTAGTTTTGATTTCAATACAGGACAAGAAGGTGATGGAACTCGTTTAGGAAATCTAAAATATTTCTCAAGAGAAACCCATACAATCTATCCACCTAAATTAGAAGTGGAGTGGGATGATTCAAGTTGGTCAACAGGAAGTTTATCGGCATTAAGTTCAACAGATTTGGAAAGATTAAAAGTTTATTTTAAAAACTTGAGAACAGAATATAAAGAAAAAACAATTACAAAATTAAGAATAGTTGGTAGAGAATTATATCCAACAACTGCTTTTTCAACAACACCAGGTGAATTAGATGTTAAATATTTACCAAGTGCATCTGCTTTCTACTCAGTTAGAGACGCAGAAACAGAAGAAGTAATTATTCCATTTGGTAGTGGTTCTAAGATTAGTTGTGATAGCACAAGTAATTTCTTTAACATACAAATGGATGGATTACAAGCAGAGAGGAATTATCGTTTTTGTCTTAAAGTAGTTAGTGGCAGTGGAACGACTGATGAACAGATTAACTTTTATGATGATAACTATGAATTTAGAGTGGTGAGATAAAGTGCCTTACTTACCTTCCGACGCAGCAAAAAAATCAAGCTTGTATAGTAATATCATAAATGGTGATACACTCGAATATCAAAATGAAATTGAAGACTTAAAGAAGAAACAACAAGTATCAGGTTCAGTTAATGCTAATTCACCATTACGAGATGTAGATGGAATATTAGTTTCGTTTGAAAGTGCAGCACCAGGTATTTCTTTAGAAGAAGATTTTGAAGAAGTTCGTTTAGAAAATAAACAATTCTTTTTTACTGGTCAATTAAATAATGAATTTATACATTATTTTCAACCGATAGCAACAGACACAGACACAACCACAACAACCACAACAACCACAACAACAGCTACCACAGAAGAAGTTGAATTTACATTAACATTGAGAGATTATTTAATCCAATTCGTTAATGAAGAATTTGCAGAAGAATTTACACCCGAAGTATCAACAGATAAATTACATAGTAAGTTGTTACAATTTTTTGATGAGAACAGAAGTAAAGGAAATAATGCACCAGGTTGGGAAGAATTTAGATTAAATGATAAAAGAAAAGCAGCAGGAATAAGTGGTAAACGATTCGGTAAAGTGAAAAAAGATTTACGAGATTTTCAATATGATGAATTAATTGAAAATCATCTATATAGAACACCAAAGGGACAACGAATATGGTTACAATTAGGATTTCCATATGTTGTAGACCTATCACCAGGTAAAGACTCATAATGGCACAAGAATATTCATTTACACAACAAGAAAGAAAAAACCTTTTCGCACCTTCTAAAGTTTATAGTAGTTTCGGTAGAGATGAGCTAAATGACTTTGTAATGCTACACGTCTATGATACGAGTGGTAATTTAATTGTAACAAAAGTTTTAGCATTAAATGAAGTTAGTTTTGAAAATGACGGAGACTTTATTGATATTAATGTCGGACAACACCTGAGAGATTTAGGATTTCAAGAAGGTGAATATGATGTTGTTTATAAATTTTTAAGAAGACTCGCTGGTAGAGAACGAACTGTTTTCGTAGATGGAAATGGTAATATTTTTGGTGGAGAAGTTCAAAGAAAAGTTATTGGAAATGAAATAAAATTCTTAAAGGGTGGAGATGAAGAAAAAGATACTTCATTAAGAGAAGAAGTATTCATTAAAGAATATAAATATCCATTAGTAGAAACATCACCAGATAGAACAGAATTTATTTTAGAATTAGATAACAATATAAAAGGTTCTGAATATAGAAATGACTTTGTTGAAATGGGAGAGATGATTGAATATACACCACTCAGTAAAGATAATGTGGGTTCGATAGAATTTGATTCAAAAAAACCACACATTTTAGAATTTCAGATAGACTCAACGGATAGAGGGTTTACGCAAAATATGGTAGGTGGACAAATCATCATACCGAATATGTATAAGATTACAGGTAATGAAGATACAACAAATGAAGATGTTAATCCTGAAAACACAGGTAATGGAACTCTACAAGGACAACTTGAAGGTGGAGCAGCAACAGATTTTCTTGATATGACAAACGAAGAATTAATTGATATATTATTAAATGACCCTGACCCAAATGAAAGAGAATTGGCAGACGGGGCATTACAAGAAAGAGCAAACGAACAAAGATAGAAAATGGCAAGAAGAGGATTTATAGATAAAGATATTGCGAATAGAGGAGCACGAGGTGGTTCTTCTGAAGGTGCTAATGCAAAAAGGCAGGTAAGAAACAATCAAGTCATTACTGGTGTGAGAGCAAACGTGACATCACCAGCAAGACCACCATTGGTAAGACCTACACCACCGCCAGCACCACCAGCAACAGATACATCTACTCCAGGAAATGCTGCAGGAAATATTGCAGCTGCAATCGCAACAAGACCAAGTCCACCAGTAGTGATTCCAACACCACCACCATTTATTCCAACACCACCACCAATATTTATACCAACACCGCTCCCACTTCCACAATCAACGATTACAGGAACGACAGGACCACTTATGCCAGGACCAGGCAGTGGTAGAGATGGAGCAGAAAATACATTTGGTGCACCACCACCAAATACAGAAATATTTCCAGGACCAGTACCAATTCAATCATTACCATTAGGTCCAGTTGATATAGACATAATTACAGAAGGCGGTTCAGGCGGAGATGAAGCAACTAATAATCAATTACCAATACCAGAAGATACAAGACCAGGTGGAATCGTAGGGCCAAGTGGTATTAGGACAGGTCCAGAATTTACACCACCACCACCACCAATAGAATTTAATCCACCATTACCAGAATTAATAGAGGAAATAGTTGAGATAGCACTTCAAACACCAAAGGAAGACCCACCAGCGCCAGTTCAAACAACGGTACAAATACCTGAACCAAAGCCATCAACACCAGTTGTGGCACCACCAAGACCAAAGATTAAAAAATCAACAGATATACCTACGCCAAAAGTTGGGTATATTCAGAAACCAAATGGATTTATAAAAAAACCACAAGAGCCAGTAGTAGATGTTGTATTTCCACCAAAAGTAACAGGTCCTGGTTCACCAACAAAGCCAGGTGGATTAGCAGGAACATTAGTCGGAACAGGTAAACCAAAAGTAACTGCACCAACTGATGACGCAGGTGCAGTAGTAGGACCACAAGTATCTGAACCGAAGCCAGTAGTAGGAACACCGGGTCCAACATTTAAAGGTTCTGATACAATTGTTAGACCTGATGGAGTAACAGAAATTCTTGGACCAGGCGGAGTAGTCTTGGAAGAGATTGGATTACGAGGACAAATAATTGTTGACCCAATTAAAGACGCAGGATTTGACCCGAAAGACCCACCAGATAGTATTAAAGCATTACGAGATGAGTTCGCAGAACACGTTGAAAGTGGTGCAGATGAGGCAGGTGAAGTATTTTATGTATCGGAAGAAACAAAAGAAGAATTAATTAATGACGGATTAGGAGATGTTGGTGGAGCATTGACCGTAAAAGACCAAGCAGAAAAAATGGAAAAGTTAGCACCAAATGGTGATGTAAGTAACTTACCATCAGGACTTGCAGTATTACAAAATGATTTAGTTAAAAAGGGAGTTATAAAACCAAATTTAGAAGTTGCTCAAACAAAAACACGAGGAACAAAGAAAGCAATTGAAAAGGTTGTTATTCCAGAAGTTGTTCAAGCTCAATTAACACCAAGAGATTATTTAGCAACGATAGAAGAAGTGTTGGATACAAATCGTATTCGTGTTTCATTATCTTATAATGACGGAGTAAATCTTTACAAACATAAAGGTGAAGACCAAGTATCAAATAAATTTAAAGGATTTAGAGTTAATTATGTAAAGAATAATATTGAACGATACAAAACATATGTTAAAGTTGGAAACCAATATTATTTGGTTACTAATAGTAAGTTGGGTATTGACGGAAAACAGAGAATTATTAAAACAAAACAACCACTTACAGATGATGTAGTGGATGGAGAAAAGTTTACATTTGTAGAAAAAAGACTTCCTAATTATCGTGATAGAGTTAGATTAGAACCTTTCCAAGACACGCCAAATGATGGGATATTTTTAAGATTACCAAATTTTAATTCCATAGATAATCCAATTAATTTTCAAGGAACACAATATGGAACACATACTTCACTAACAAGTGATAATGATGAAGACGCTCGTGATATCGAAAGAATATTGGTATCGGGTAGTTTATTAAATGTTCAACCAAATATTGATTATCAAAAAACTACAACAGACTTGAATCTTGAACCAGACGATTTAGGTTTTGGAAACTTCGTTCATTTTTCAAATGCAGAATCAAGACTTAGTAATTTTAGAGATAAGTTAGAATTAATTGAAGGATATACAACTACAAGTGCTTCTTTATTTGAGTTAACAGGTTCGGGTTCATTCCCAGCGATTAGTTCGGAAATGGATGAAGTGCAGGCAAAGATTCAAAGAGTTAAAAATTCCTTTGACCCATATGAACATTATTTATATTTTGAAAGTTCATCTTATGTGAGTTCATCAGACGGACAATTTCACGATACAAGTTGGCCTAAGTCAAATTCATCATCACCATATACATTACAATCGGTTTCTGCAGCAGCGAGTTGGTATAACAATTTAATATCAAGCGCATCAGATTATGACCAAAGAAATATGAATTCATTACGAAATTCATTACCAGAACACATTTATGCAGATAGTGAAAACAATGTATTCTTAGAATTTATGGATATGGTAGGACAACAATTTGATGAAATATATACATATGTAGATACCTTTACGGATATCAACAAACGAGTTGACAAAATATCAGAAGGTATATCAAAAGATGTTGCACGAGAATATGCAAGAGCTCTTGGATTAGAATTATATAGTGGTAATGATTTATTAATATTACCAGAGTATTTGTTGGGTAAAGAATCTGATGGAAGTGCTTTATACGAATCACCACAAGAAGAAGTTACTGAAAAGATATGGAAACGAATATTAGCCAATCTACCATTTTTCTTAAAATCAAAAGGAACAGAAAGAGCAATTAAAGGATTATTAAATTGTTATGGTATCCCAAGCACAATGTTAAGAGTTCGTGAATATGGTGGACCAGATAAAGGAACGAGAGTTAATTATGAGATTAAACGAAAATTTACAAGAGCATTAGACTTCCATTCAGAACAATACATTCAAACACGTTGGACAGGTAGTAATGCTGCAACTGAAGATGGATTAAATCCATCAACAATAGAATTTAGATTTAGAACACCTTCATCATCAAATCAAGTATTATTACAAAAAGATAATGACTTTGCTATTGCACTACAAGACAATGGTTCAACGGATGACTATGGACATTTAAAATTCCAAATTAGTTCTTCTGGTTTTGATGAGGGCGCTTATATTACATCATCAGAATTACCATTTTACAATGACGAGTTCTGGTCAGTAATGTTGACAAGAAAAGATACAGACGGAAACGAATTCACACACGACAATGCACTATCTCAAAGTGTGTATGAATTGACAACTAAACAATTCGATTCAACAAGACAAAAGATTTTATACACAGCAAGTGCAAGTTTACAATCACATACTTCAAGTTTAGCAACCGATATAAACAATATAACGGGTAGTAGATTAAATGCAGCATTCACAGGTAGTGGATTTGTTTACCTTGGTGGGCAAAATACAGGATTTGGTTCAAGATTTACGGGTTCATTAATGGAGTATCGTTTATGGGGTGAACCATTATCACAGAGTGTATTTGACAATCACGTCAGAACACCAAAATCATACAATGGTAATTTTTATTCATCATCATATGATGAATTACTATTAAGACTTCCATTAGATGAAAATATAAACTTTACAGGTTCAAATACAGCATTAACGGCATCAAATCTTGCACACAATAAAGAATTATATCAATCTCTTACAGGATTGATTACAGGTAGCGCAATCAATAATTTTGCAAATAATTCATTTAGAAGTATAGTTGACCAAGAAAAGTTAAGAATTCCAGATGTCGGTTCAAGAAGACGAAACGCAACTAAGATTAGAATTGAAGATACAACATTACCAACTGATGAAAGTGGAAGTAAAGTATTGTCAGTAGATAAACGAAATGAAAAATCATCAGATGACTTTGCACCAAATGATAGTAATCAATTGGGTATTTATTTTTCACCTATTGATGTAGTGAATGAAGATATTATATATAGTGTAGCAGATTTTAATTTTGATGATTATATCGGTGACCCAAGAGATGAGAACAAAATACAATATAAAGATTTAGGACATATAAGAAGACAATATTTTAAACGATATAACAACTCAAACAATTTTTGGGATTATTTAAGAATATTAAAATTTTATGATTCAAGTGTATTTGATTCAGTTAAAGCATTACTTCCAGCGAGAGCACGAACAGATTTAGGTGTATTGATTGAACCAAGTATATTAGAACGTTCAAAACAGGTAGTTGGTAGAGATATAGAATTTGATAATCAATATTTTGAAAACGCAAATCATTTCGGAGATGGAATACAAGTAACGAGATTTATAGAAAGTGGTTCAGACAATTACTTCAAAACAAGTGGAGAATACACAACTTATAATGGAGAAATTAATTTAGCATTCTTTGATACAGGTTCATCAGTTGGATTCTTAGGTAATCCATCATTAGTGAAATTAAATCAAATAGATAAACGAAGTGTATTCGGAACACTATATGCAACATCAAGTATTACATTAGGTGGAACAGATACTATTTTTACCGAAACACTACAACCTAATATTACGGGTTCAAGAATATCAGAGAAAAATCAAGTAGAACAATTCTTTTATTCAAGTTCATTTAGCGCATCAATCGGACCAACATTATCATATAGTTCATCATTCGATAAATCAGAATTTGCAAGTATGGCAGAAACAACTAACTTGTTTAGAGCATTCGTTCAAGGAACATTATTAACGAGAGATAACACAATTGATGGTGGTGAGCCAGTAGAAATTACAGAGGTAGCACCAACCGTATTAAAGACACAAGAATCAGAAACAGCAAAATTAAAAGTAGAATAAAAAACATATGGAAAATTTAACTTTCTTATATTTATTACAGAAGAAGAATAGTTATATAATTTCCACAGGAGCAAAATAAATGGGATTTTTAGACAACACAAGTATAACAGTAGACGCAATTTTGACCAAAAAAGGTCGTGAACTTTTGGCAAGAGGGCAAGATGAATTTAGAATTACAAAATTTGCATTAGCAGATGATGAAGTAGATTACAATCTATGGGACACATCACACCCGAATGGTTCAAACTATTACGGAGCAGTGATTGAAAATATGCCTTTATTAGAGGCGTTCGTAGATGAAAATCAGCTAATGAGATATAAATTAACAACACTTCCAAAGGAAACAGCAAAACTTCCTATATTGGAATTACCAAGTCCATCATTAACTTTCAATGGAGCAGGTATTACACAAACCGTTTCACCAAATACCCGTAATGGTATGGATAGTTCATATACATTTACATTATTTAATGCAGATGTTGCGAACTTATCTTTAAGTGGTGGTTCAGCAGCCCCACGACAAAGAAGATTCTTACCTAATGGTGAAGTAGAACAAGACTTTGGTGGTAGAGCAACTACACCAGTATTCTTAAATGAAGCAGAAAGAAAACGTTCTATTACAGTTGTTGGTAAAAGTGTGAGAGTTATCTCAAGGTCTTTAACAACACTAACAAATACTAACATTTCAGTTACGGGTAATCAGTCAGGTGCAAATTTCACAATATCGTTAACCGTAAAAGCTGACCCAAGTAAATTATAAGGAGTATAAGTAATGGCATTTCAAAGATTTAACAGAGCAAATGATGTAGTTGAGAATCAACGAACTACAATCTCAAGTGGATTGTGGAGTGGTGGTTCAGGAACATTAACCTCATTTTATACTCAATCAACAAACGGAGCTGCAACAGGTTCGTTCTTAGAATTATATAACGAAGACCCAAATCTATCAAGTTCAGCAGAAGTCCAATTCGCAGTTGGATATGCACACTATGATGGAAGTGGTTCAGCAGGAACTGTAACAAAATTAACATCAGGTGGTAGAAATACAGCTGCACTTTATAGTCAGTTTAGAAATGTATTGTTAGCACCAAACACAGATAAGTTTGAATTTACAAATTCACCAACCGCATCGGGCGACAAAGACTTTTATTTTGTTTCTTTTCAAAGAGCAAGACAAAGAGAAAAGATTGACCCAGGTAATTGGGAATTACAATTAAGTGGTGAATTACCAATTCACCTATCAGGTTCATCAGTTAGATTAATTGATGATAGTGGAGCAACAACAAATCCTACCGTAAATCAAGGTGGTAGAGTATTTAATGTAGTTAGTGGTTCTATTGCAAATGGTGTTCATAAAACAGCAGCAACAGAAACACAAGCAGGTGCATTTGGACTATTCTATCCTGACTTAGGATTGATATTGTTAAATGCTATCAAGACAGAATTAACAGGTGGTTTAAGACCTTTAAATGACAGAAGTGCAACAAACTTCGCAAGTAGGTCACAAGCATTCTATAATGCTATTGATTCTGGTTCATCATTTACGGCTCGTAGGGAAGAAGAAATTAGTTCAACAAATTACTTTGTTCGCGCAAATAACAAGAACTTTAATTTTAGCACTAATCCAACTTACGCTACTCAATCTGATGGTTCATTAACACAAGCAACTTTTTATAAAGACCCGAAAACTTTTATTACACAAGTAGGTTTATATAATGATGATAATGAATTATTAGCAATTGCTAAGTTATCAAAACCAATATTAAAATCATATTCAAGGGAAGCTATTATAAAAGTGAAACTTGATTTTTAGGACAAACTAATGTTCAAAAATCTTGACCCACAAGACGTATCAAAGAAGTCTTTTCAGACATTCAAAAACTTCACATTCAATAACAATGATAGTGGGAGTGGTGTATTTGCAGTAAAAGCCCGTAGTGGTTCTTTATTCAATTATGTTAGCGCTTCTGACGATGTTACAACAATAACAACAGGTTCAATCTCAACAAATTATTTTTCATTACCGAATTGGTATTTGTTAAATAATCTATTTTATTCTTCACACGGACAAGATTATGTAAATCCAGAAGTATCAAATAGACAACTACATTTATCAGCATCAGTAATTAGTGTTGGTAGAGAATTGTTTGGTGAACAGATTAAACCAGGTTCAGTAATTTTATCCGATACATCATTGGGAGCTACAAGAGATATACGAGACGACGCAGAAGGTAATCTTTACGACAATGCTTTTTCAGCAAGTTTCGCAGCATTTAAATCAGGTTCTAAAGTGAATCAAGTTTTACCATTTTCCGTAACGGGTTCATCAACACGAGGTAGTGGTAGTGTAGTGGGAAATGTATTTTACGAACAAGGATTATTAGTATTTACAGATACTGGTTCATATCGTGAAACAGGACACGGAACAGGTTACACATTAAAATATCAAGCAACACAAACTCACTATGAATATGAATATCGTATACGAGTTAAACCACGTGAATACAATACAACAACAAATATCAGTACAACACCAGATAGAAGTGGTAGTATGACAATGGTAGAGGGTGTTGTATCTATGTCTAACTTCTTTCCACCAAGTCATTTACCGACTGGACAAGGAACTGGAAGTTATGCTACATTTTATAACGCAGTAACTGAATCATTATCATTTAC